CCGGTAGCAGACTTAGCATTGTGTCTTCCAATATAACCACTTATTTTTTGAACACTACCTGATTGAAACAGTTGATCTATAGTCGATTGGATAAACTTCTTATTAGTATCTGTTTGGTAATAGCTAGGAAGAAGATTGGCCGCAAGTCCGTTATTACTAAGTGGATTATTTCCGTTTGCCATTACGTACCTGCTCCGAATGTTGCGCTTGTTATGTTTTGATTTGTTGTCACAGAAGTTAAGCCTTGACCTGTGATAGTTTTAAGATTATCTGAAGTAAGCCCGGCAACTACATTTATGTTATCAGCAGTTGCACAACTAATTAATATTTGATTGCTAGGACATTGTATTTCAAACAAACTTCCAAAATACAAATCTTGTTGTAAAGGTACTATAACAAAATTACTAATGTCTGGTGTCATTTGTGTTATTACATAAGTTGCTAACTCTGCAAAATAAAACGTGTCTCCAAAATTCCAATTTTGTAGAGCAAAAAACTTGTTCATGGCAGCTAATACCCCAGCCTTAATTTCGTTTACGCTAGCTGTGCTACTAGGATTTTGTACTACGTTAAAGTTAGCTTGTAAGTTTTGATCTGCGGCATATCCAAATAAAAGCAAATATTTAACAGGATGATAGATAACTTCATCGCTCATTGCTTTTATAGGATTTAAACTTGGACTTAACAAACTGTTTAGTTCGGCACTACTTGGAGGTAACGGTTCTTGTCCGGAAGGTGCACCAGATAGTACCCATTGTCTAAAAGCAGTATCATAACTAGATGTTAAAATGTATACGTCCATTATATTACTTGCACCTGGATCGATACGGCTGTCATAATCTCCATTATGGATATATTGGAATTTCAAATCGGAACGGCCGGCATATACCTTTACATCCAGTGTAGGATTTAAACTACTAGTTGCAGAAACGTATTTTAAAGCTGTTTGAGTGTCAATACAATAAAAATATTGTCCGTCTGTGTACTGTGTTAATGACCCAATTGCACTTTGAGTAGGAACAATCATTACAAAATCATTGTCGTTATTCACATACTTGTAATCCTCTTGCCCGGCGCTAATTAGGTATTTTTGTTGGACAATGAATGTAGTACTATTGTCAGGGGCAACGATATCTAAAAATAATTGAGGATTATCAACTATACCATTATTTGTACTGCTGGCAAATGCCACTACGATCTTTGTAGGATCTATATAACCGTCGAGTCCAGCATAATCTGAAATAACTTGCCAGTCAAGATCGACTGTAAAAGGATATGCCGAATTAGGTTTTGTATTAATACTTAATATTTTCAAACTATCTAAAATAGTTGTGCTAGATACAGTATCATATACCGGTGTTGTGCTGTCAAAATAAAATGTAACTTGTTTATCGCTTTCAAATATGTATCGTAACAAACGTGTAGTTACTGTATAGTTTACATTATTAGTTGTGAATAATAACATCCAACTTGAATCTTGTTGGTTATTAGACATACTACCTTGATTACTTAAACTAAATGCCGATGTAACATTTAAATTTGTTTCAAAAACAATTTGCCATTTTTGTGTTATAGAATTATAACTTAAACCAAAAGGAGTATTGCTAAAAATTAAATCAATCATAGTAGTAATTACAGAACTTTGAATAGTTGTAATTAATGGAGGTATGATTTGATCTAATACAGCGCGAGTTGGAATGACTTGATTTAATACAACTGTTCCAAATCCTGTTGAAACTGTGCCTGTACCGCTAGCGGTGCCGTCTCCGGATACAGAAACAACTTGGGCCCACAAATAATTTGCTCCCCCTGCCGGAATACCAGCCGCAGGTACAGTAACCAACACATTATTTTTCTTAGTATTAAAATATTGCCCAGAAGGTGCAGTGAATTTAATTAATGATCCTGGTACAAAGTATACAAGATCTGTACTAGTATAAGATCCTAATTTAAGAATTGTACTATCACTAATATTTTTAATAAATCCAGTACTACTATTACTATCTTTAGTTACTTGTGTCCACGATACACTGAGACTTTCTGTTATACTATTGATATAGTTTGCATAATAAAAATTACGAAGATTAGGATTTTTTAACAATTCAATTATTTGATTGTATACGATTCCTTCAATGTCGGTTTGAGTTTTATATGTAAATGTTGTTGTTAAAGTGTAAGGCTCTTGGTAAATAATGCCGTCATCGCCAAACAAATTAGTACTGCTGTATTTTCCAGTTGGGTCTATAAGGTCAAAGTAACGACTAATTCCGCTACTAGTTCTGTTAAGTGCTTTTACTTTAGCTACACTTTGAGTTGTTGTTAATGGACTAATATTATAATCTTCTCCGGTAATCATACGATTTTGTGTATAATAGTTTTGAGGAGCATTTTGTTGAATACTAGCATTTGTTTCGGATGCAGTAGCATTAGTTACACTAGTAGATAAATTTAAAGACAATGTCAATACTTGATCTTGGCCACGTGCATTGATATAAGGAATATCTATGCTGACATTTCGTATATCTGATGGATTTATTGTATATGCTAAACCGTTACTTAATCTATAATAAACTCTAAAATTACCTAATGGCAATTGACCAAATGTACCATCTGCAAATCCTAATGCAACTGCATCTCCAGCTCGTGTGATTACATTATAAATTGTTTGTATATTTAAATTTAAATTGTTGTATATAATATTGTTTCCAGTTAAAGAAGGAACTTGTGTCCACAACGTTTTTTCTAAATTTGTACGTTGCTCTAACTGCCATAACCAAACATCGGTGTTATTAATATTCTGTGTGTCAAGATTTATTGTTTGATTACTAGTAGGGTTACTAATATTAAATGTTGACTGATTTAATGAACCTTGTGTAAAGTTAAAAAAGAAACCAGTAGTAGGGCTACCCGCTCCAAATCCGTCATCTTGATAAACACAGGCAATATGGTTTCCTAACTTTGGAGGTTCTTCGTAAATATAATCTTTACCGCTAAATGTAGTACTGGTAACTTCAAAATTCATACTGTATCCAGAAATAGAACTGGAAAAGCTATAAGTAGGAACATTAGTATTTGACGAATTAAATCTATACTGTTGGGTAGGAATTTTGTAAATTGTTGATTGTGCAGATGGTGTGCCAAACTGCTGTGTAGGAGGAAGTGCGGCGTTAAGAATTCTAATAAATTGGTCGTACCAGTTGCTGTTACTTGCATCATTCCAAGTTATAACTTGGCCGGCCATATTAATGCCATTACTATCTAAAACTGTATCGGTAGTTTGTACTGTGTTAACTTTTAATAGGCCGCTAGCAGGCACACTACGAGTAGCATTGTAACTAATCATACGTGCCAAACGCAACACACTTTCACGGCGTTCTGCTAATTCTAAGAAATTTTCACGAGCATTTAAATCAACACGGAAAGCTATGCTTTGGCCCACAAAGGCAATAATATCAATTAAGGCAAGGTATTCGCTAGACTCAATGTAATCATTGAAATCTTCTGGGAAATTTGTTCGAATATAGTCAATCATCGTACGACGCAAGTTATCAAAGTCATAGCTTTGAAAATCTGCATTTCGAAACGATTGATAAATCTTCTGCCAGTTTTCACTAACTAACAGGTTATTTTGTCTATCTGTTGAGCTCATATTATTTCCTATTATCAGTATTTATTGAATAAAATTATGTGCGTACTTTAACTTGTAAGTAGGCCATTATTTTGATCAAACTGAAACTGTAAGTCTTGTTGGATGTTATAGATTAGGTATTTCAATGTGCATTGAATTGCTATACCAGTGTCGTACGGAGTAATTAGTATGTTTCCTGCCTGTACTCTAGGGTCTGCATTAAGTATAACATTAACGTTTTGTTGGATGAGCTCTTGTATTTCTGGTGTCAAAGGTTCAAAGATTAATGCCCATATGATACAACCATAGTTGGCGTTCATTAGTCTTTCGCCCTGTTTAACATTAAACGAGTTTAATAAATCTTGCTTAATTAGTTCAAAATCATATAAAACATAATTGCTTGTGTTAGTCTTAACTGTACTAAAACCTCTATACATTTGCGGGCTAGCAGGTGCTTTTGCCTGCGGGCCGTTATTACTTTGCTTGTGTATTGCAGGAATTGTTAATGTTTGATGTAATGAGGCCATAATGGTTCCTTAAGTAAACACTTTATTAAAAGGGTCAGTAGTTGTTGTATACATTCCAAAAGCCGCCGGTGCTGGATCTGTAGGTGTTTCTGTTGCTTGAGTATTATCTGGCGTGAAACTTGCAGGGTCTAAATTTTCATGGCCGGCCCAAGGTTCTGTCATAGGAATTCTACCAGCTTTAGGTGCAGGAGTAGCTTCAGATGCTGTGCCGGCTGCTGGTCCATTAAGATTAATGTTGCCGCCAGAAATAGTTGTGTTTGCGGCAGCGATATTACAATCTCCTGCAGGATTAATATTTGCGGCAGCTCCAACTTTTAAATCTAAATTACTTGCGGTAGTAATTTTACCATCGGCTCCAACTTTAATTTCCCAACTTGCACCAGTCGTTGTAAGAAACTGTTGTGCAACATTAAAATTTATATTATTGCCGGCTGTAAAATTAATATCCCTGTCTGCTGTAAAGTTAACGTCATTTTCAGTATGTACACTAATACTATCTTGACTATAGATATCAATTTTTCCGTTACTTGTTAATTCAATCCATGCTGTACCACGACTATTAGTAATGTAAATTAAATCTTCGCTGTTATGCAAAAGGATTTGATGGCCTGTGCGTGTTCTAATTCTTACTAGTTCATTATGCGGAATAGTTGTGTCGCCATCTGTGCCGCCTTGTTCGACTGCGGCATATTCTGGAGGGCCGTCGCTTGCTTTTGTTTTACGCAAAAACTTATCGTCACCGTCATCCATGACGAAAGTTGAGCCGCCAAGTCTACTAACAAACGCATTAGGAACTTGTGCATCGGCTTTACCAATAGCTCCTCTAGTTGCGCCGTCTTGTTTGTCAACAGGGCCCGGTGTACTAATACCAAATACCATACTAGGCGCTTCGCGTCTAGAACTGCTTGTAGTAATACCCCGTATATCGTCTTTAATTAATCCTTGTGCATCTAACACGTCTGCTAAAGGATGTTGTGGTTTTTTAATTTTAGTCGGATCCGACGGAGTATTATTAACTTTTTTATTGTATTCTGCTACTGGAGATCTTTCGTAATTTCCTTCAACATTATTTTGTGTAGCGGCAATGCCTGGAACCATAAAATTCATGCTTTCGTCTGGTACACACCCCATCCAGTATGCTTTTCTAGAATCACCGTCAATATAAAATACTACCACAGTTGTACCTACATCTGGTGGTATCATCCACATTCCATAGGCTTTTTGTGTACTGTTGTAATTGTCCGGAGCTTGCTTAACATAGTCGGCGCCGGTAACTCCGTAGAACGGACTCATATACTTTGCCTGTATTAGTTGTCCGCTTGCGGCTGTGCCGCCACTAGGTTTTAATAATTCAACTTGTAAAATACCCATGTAGGTACTATCCATGTGACTAACTACTCTAGCCAAAAACGGCCCAGAGCTTTCGCCTGGAGCGCCAGGAGTCATTTGATTAATATCGTTTGATGCCATGTTTAACCTTCGCCCGAGCCGTTATTTGGTACAGAGTTAGAATCGTCTGACGTTTGTACAGTTTTGCTTCCTTTCGTACTTAATCCAGCCGACGGAGGAGTAAACAAGTTTTCTTGTTGTGGTCTACGGAACCCTGTTAATGTTTGTGTAAACTGTCCGCCTGCAAAAGTACTTTGAATATTTTGTACACAATATATTCCACTAAACTGCATTACTGGAACATTTTTAGCAGATTTTCCAAAATCATACAAGCCTGTAGTTTGATTAATATCGATAGGAGTTCTAAAATTAACTACAATATCAACTTCGCCGTTTTCATAGTTGGCAGTGCCGTCCGCATTTAAATTTGAATATTGACTTTTTTTACTTGTATAGTTCCCTATACCACTTTGAACGATCCAGTAAGGATCTCCAATAATACCTAGATCTAAATTATACATATCAAACGGAGTATTAAAACAATCATTAAAAAGTTTTGCCGCACGTTGAGCTTGGCCTTCCTGGCCGCCGCCGCCTTGTTTATCTGAACCAAATTTAGTTCCTATCCACTTTTGTATTGTTGGCATAATTCCAATGCCTTTATCACCTGCTGGTGGCTTGTTGCCCGGTGGCTGATTTTCTTCTAATACATTTTTTCCTTCGGTTCCGCCAGTTTGTTTCTTTGTAACTTCGTCTTGTGTTCTTTGTAGTGCATCGGCTCCCATAATTACTGTAAAACCGTTTTGTATTTTTATTTCAAATTTACGAACATCAACGTTTTTGCCAGTGTAGATATAATTGTATTCTTTTACAACTTGTTTTTTTAATTCTCCAAACCCTTTAGCAGGAGTGTTTGGCGGAGTCGCACGGCTAGCATGTACTGTTGCAGGAACTACTTGATAAACAATTAACTTTGCTTTTACACCAGTATTTGATTGAACATCAGATGTAATGTTATACAACTTAGGTTGGATTCTAAACCAGTCTCTGTATCCTTCTGGTGATATTTTATCTTTAGCTAGTGCTTCATTTACAAAATTACTTTGTAAAATTACTTGGCATATGGCATTCATAATGCTAGTATCTTGCGGAAATCTAAATTCTGATGTTTTGGGATCTACATTGGCAGACAGTTTACTTCCAGCAAATATACCAGTCTTAGCATCATACACTACATTGTCTTTTGCACTAGGAGCATCGCCTTTACGTTTTTCGTCAAATCCCATAGTTGCTTTACCTATTGCATTACATGCAGTAGCATTTTGTACTAATTGAGAATTAGCAGGGCTAACCGATACACCTAGCTGTTTATATATTTGACTAGTGCTACCGCTCCCATCTACTTCTGTGGAAGATTCTGTTGCCGCAGTATTATCTTCTTCTGTAGCTTCGCTACCTTGCGCAACACTTGACGAACTGCTAGTATCTACAGGAAACATAATCAAGTATTGATTAGGCACGTGGGTACTAGGCATCATCTTAGCTTGTTCTTTTTCTCTAGCATTTAACATTGCTTGTAAACTGTTTTCGCCAGATTGCAACATTTCTTGAACTGTTTTTCCTATAGCAGACGCTTCTGTTTTAAACAAAGACGCATCGTCACTTAACGGCCACATACCAAAAGGCATACCTGTACAATGATATACTGCTCCTTTTTCGGTTACAGTCATATCCATATCTACAAAATTAAAAGGTATTGTACGGCTAGTTCCTGGAATTAAAGACATTGCGCCTGTTTCTTTTTCGCCTCTGAAATCTATAGTGAACACAAAAGGTGCTTCTCTAAAATTTTGATGGCCTAACTTTTGTGCTAATGTTTGGCAAGCCAGTATAAACTGTCCCATACTATAAGGTTCAGTTACAGTAAAACTCATACCATGTACATTTGTATTACCGCTTCCTTTTTCATATCCTATCATACTATCTAATTTAAGATTATCTAGAAAGAAGTCAAATTTTCCATAAGGAGTTTGAACACGATTATTTGGATCGCTATTTCCATCCTTACAGATTAATTTTATAGAACTAGGATTTTTTATATAAGTTTTATCAGGATGATGTACTTGATCATCCGTCAAGCATCCTAGCCCTAGAATATAATTATAGCTTGCATAATCAAATAACGAATTTTTTAAAGGTAATTTAGTTCCACCGAGTTTAGAAATACCAGCACCTAAACTTCCTAATAAGTCCGAGGCAGTGCCTAATGCGCCAGATACTGCGCCTTTTACCGAATCTAATGCGTTTGCGGCGCCAGAGCTTAATGTATCAATTCCGCTACTAATAGAATCTGATATTGAAGTAGTTGCAGAATCGATTGTACCACCGATATTATCTAGGCTTGAACCGCCTGATGATTCATCAAACAACCCCATGTTATAATCCTAACGCAGTTGTTAAACTACTAAGTTTACAAATATAAATTTGGGTGCCAGGAATAAAATCTAATATTGGATCTTGTATCACATTAAGATTTCGTTGCATAAACACCCACCATAGTCTTTCCGTTCCATATAAATCAAATGCTAATAAATCTGGTCTATAGGTATATTGCGGCTGTATAGTGTATAAAAAATCATCTTTGTTAGCCGACACTGGACGAATAGACAATACATCTAAGTAATTGTTAGTAATTTTTGTTTTATACCAAGGACTTGTAGTAATGTAATGTGCCGACATATTAAATATATCCAAATGAATTATTAAGATATCCGCCTGTAACAAATCTATCAAGACTAAAATTACGGGCACTATTTCTACTGTAGATTGGCTGAAGTTTTACTGTAAACGAACTTTTTGTTGGAACATGTGCTATGCCGCCGCTAGTAGTTCCGCCTATTCCAAATGTTCCTGCAAGGCCTGCTACTGCACCAACACCGCCTGCAATACTTTGTACACCACTTAAGATTCCACCCACTGCACTATCTCCGCCAAATAAACCGCCAGCGGCGCCAGCAAGTCCTCCTATACTATCTGCAATACCCTGTATGTCACCGGCAGCACTTCCTACTACATTACATCCAATGTAATCACAATCATTAGGAAGATCAACCGATATAGACGATACTACAACTGGAACATTTTTAAAAACATAATTTCCATAGCCGTTTAAAAATACGATAGGAGGAGGATTACCCGCTTTTGGATCAGATCCCGCAAACATTTTAGTTAAACTTCTTAAATAATGCACCATTGCAATCCAGTATAACCCTTGTGTAGGATCTTCTACATACATAGGAGCAGTAATAGTTATGTGGCCTGGATCGCTATTTTTAAATGCTTGAAACGTATAATTTGTATGCGTAGTATCAATAGGTTGATAAGTTGCCGCACTGGCCATTTGTATTTTTGGTGTGTAAGGAAATATTAAACCGCCTGCGTCTTTCAAAGGCTTCAAAACAGGACTTGATTTGAAACTAGACCAATTAGCCAAACTTAATCTTACACGCCAATCATTAGCATTTGCATCACCGCCAAATGACGATACCGCACTCATTATATCGCCTACTGCTTCGCCAGCCGCAGGCAAATCGACAGCACGAATAGCAGACATTAAATTACCACCATCACCTGCATTATACGCTGTGCTAACTGCACTACTTATATTAGATACTGTATTAACTGCGCTGGCGGCGGCGCCAATAGCGTTAGTCGATGCGTTTAATGAATCAAGAAGGCCCATATTAAATCCCTGTTTTGGTATAATATTTAGTTGACTTTATTAAGTGCGTAGTTTATAATTAGACATTAGAGGACTCTTAGGATGACACAACCCGCCAAAGTAAATTACTTAAACAACAAAGATATGTTGTTAGAAATACACCGTTCAAAAAGTTCATATTGTGTATTTGAAAAACCAGAATATCACCAATATGATATTATTTTACCTAATGTAGAAAAAATTAATATCAGGACTATTGCAGAAGCTAAACGCAACAGGGCCAAGCGCATCGGAGATTTAGATTATCAAACTCGCAAAAAAGCTGGCGAAAAAGTCAAACAAGCAGACTGCGAAATTGACTATAAAAAAATTCTAAAGACAGATTTAGTTTTTAGAATCATGACTTTTGACCATATTCCACTTAATAATACTCGCAAAAAGAATCCTAAAAGCCTAGCAGATCACAGAGACAAAGTAAATTTTCCACCATTTCAGCATTGGAAATTTAACGACGAGAATGAATTGGTTTGTGTGGGTAAAAGTCATTGGAAGGGCGATCTAGTTAAAGGTAAGTTTGATAAGGATGCTGGCCAAATTACTAACACTTTAGCTAGGATGATGTTAAAATTGTGTGAGAGATATGCTACTCGCGGCAACGTTCGTGGCTATACTTACAATGACGAAATGAAGGGTCAAGCTATTTTGCAACTAACACAAATAGGACTACAATTTGATGAATCAAAATCCGACAATCCATTTGCTTATTTTACTGCGGCTGTGACCAATAGTTTTGTTCGTGTTATTAATATTGAAAAACGCAATCAAAATATTCGTGACGACATTCTTGAAATTAACGGAATGAACCCAAGTTATAGTCGTACAGGTGCAGGCGAACATGCGGCTGCGATAAAACGAAATGATGAAGCAGGACCTAGTGAATGACACAATTATTTAAAAAAGTAGCTTGTTTTACAGATATCCATTTTGGATTAAAATCTAACAGTAGTGTGCATAATCAAGACTGCGAAGACTTTGTAGATTGGTACATTGCCAAAGCAAAGGAGGAAGGTTGTGATACAGGTATCTTTATGGGCGATTGGCATCATAACCGCAATAGCCTTAATATTACTACAATGGATTATAGTCTTAGGGCCTTGGAAAAGTTGGGCCAGGCGTTCGATAACTTCTATTTCTTTCCTGGCAATCATGATTTGTATTACAAAGACAAACGTGACATACACTCTGTGGAGTTTGGAAAGTATATACCTGGTGTCACTGTGGTACATGAGCCTACTACTATTGGAGATGTCACTCTTTGTCCGTGGCTTGTAGGAGACGAATGGCGGTCAGTGAGCAAGAAAGGTGGCAAATATATCTTTGGGCACTTTGAACTGCCCAGCTTCTTCATGAATGCCATGGTGCAAATGCCAGATCACGGTGAGATTCAACTGGACAGTTTTCAAAATTATGAACTAGGCTTTAGTGGGCATTTTCATAAGCGCCAGCAACAAAAGAACATGATCTATATCGGCAATGCTTTTCCGCACAACTATGCAGATGCTTGGGATGATGAACGTGGCATGATGATCTTAGAGTGGGGCGGAGAACCCGAATACTACGCATGGCCTGAACAACCTACATTCAGAACTGTTAAATTAAGCCAACTAATTGACGATCAAGACACTATTATTCGGCCTAAGCAACATCTCCGTGTTACATTAGATATTGACATTAGTTTCGAAGAAGCTAGTTTTATCAAAGAAGACTTTATGTCAAGATACAGCATTAGAGAGCTTACATTAATTGCAGAAAAGAAAGATATAGAAATTAATACTAACATAGATATTCAAACATTTGAAAGTGTTGACCAAATTGTTAGTAGTCAAATTATTAATATTGAAAGCGATACTTACGACAAAAATATTTTGTTGTCAATTTATAACAGTCTATGATAAAATTAAAAGAATTAACAGTTAAGAATTTCATGAGTGTGGGTAATCAAACCCAGGCTGTAAATTTTGCACAGCAAAATTTAACACTTGTGCTAGGAGAAAATCTCGACCAGGGTGGAGACGACAACGGTTCTCGCAACGGTACTGGTAAAACTACAATTGTCAATGCACTAAGTTTTGCCTTGTTTGGTAATGCACTTACTAACATTAAAAAAGATAATCTTATCAACAAGATTAACAATAAAAATATGTTAGTTACTCTTGCTTTTGAAAAAGATGGTATAGATTATCGTGTTGAGCGCGGTCGCAAGCCAACGCTCATGAAATTCTATGTTAACGATATAGAACAAGAAGAAGGCGAATCCGATGATGCACAAGGAGATATGCGTGAAACTCAAAAAGACTTAGATGAGCTGTTAGGCATGAGTCACGATATGTTCAAGCACATTGTTGCGTTGAACACTTATACAGAGCCTTTTCTTAGCATGCGGGCTAACGACCAACGTGTTATTATTGAACAGTTGTTAGGTATTACGTTACTAAGTGAAAAAGCAGAATCTCTTAAAGAAATGATTCGACTTACTAAAGATCAAATTATACAAGAAAGTGCAGACATTGAGGCAACTAAAAAGTCTAACGAAAGAATACAAATTAGTATAGATAGCTTGCTAACAAGGCAAAGTGCCTGGAATACTCAACATACTAGCGAGTTAGAAAAAATTGGTCGTGCTATTGTTGAGCTAGAAAATGTAAACATCGAAAGTGAACTTACAAAACATGCAGATCTAAAAGTCTACGATGAACAGGCAGCGAAGCTGAAAAGCCTGAATAAAGAGCGTGCAACGCTCGAAAGCGCGACAGCGCAAGCGGAGCGAAGCGTCACGAAGTATGATCGCGAGCTTGCCTTATTGGCAAATAAGACTTGTCATGCTTGTGAGCAAGAATTACATGACCACAAGCATGAAGAAATGACTGCTACAGCACAGGGTCATCTGGATGAAGCTCGAAAATATTTTGACAAGGTCACTAAAGATCTTGCAAAAATACGCAAAGAAATCGAAGCTATCGGTGAGCTTACTGCCAAGCCAATTACCTACTACGATAGTCTTGAGCAAGCACTTAAACACCAAAATAATCTTAAAACATTAGAAAATCAATTAGTGATTAAAAGTGGAGAAACAGATCCGTATCAAGAGCAAATTGACGAGTTGACCGATACTGCAATGCAAGAAATCAACTGGGACCGTGTTAACGAACTTACTGCATTAAAGGACCACCAGGAGTTCTTGCTTAAACTACTGACATCGAAAGATTCGTTTATTCGCAAGAAAATCATTGATCAAAACTTAGCTTACTTGAATAATCGTCTAACTTATTATCTAGACAAAATGGGGTTACCACACTCTGTACTATTCCAAAACGATTTAACTGTTATTATTACACAACTAGGACAAGACTTAGACTTTGACAATTTGTCGCGTGGGGAACGTAATCGTTTGATCCTATCACTATCGTGGGCGTTTCGCGATGTATGGGAAAGTCTGTATCAACAGATTAATTTATTATTCATCGATGAGCTCATTGACAACGGGTTAGATTCTGCCGGTGTTGAAGGTGCTTTGGCTGTGCTTAAAAAAATGTCACGTGAGCGCAAGAAGAACATTTTCCTTATTAGTCATAAAGACGAACTTATAGGCCGTGTAAACAATGTGTTAAAAGTTATTAAAGAAAACGGTTACACTAGCTATGCTAACGACTTAGAGATCAATGAGTAAACACGTTGATCCTAGTCCTTATCAAAATGAAGAGTCGCATGAAAAGCTCATGGCGGCTTTTAAGGAATATTTTAAGGCAAATCAAGATTGGCAAAGTAAAGGCACACGTAGGGCAGGCGAAAATATGCGTTACTGGTTAGCGCAGATTAGGATAATAGCCAAGGATCGACGTGTGCATGTACAGCAGTACCGTGTATATTTAGATCAAAAGAAGGCAAACCAAAAGGCAAGGGAGCAGGATGATGAATAATATACATACATTATGTCCTGGTCGTATGAAAATCAAATCATTGAAGAGTTACCCGAAGATTGTGTAGGTTTTGTTTATATTATAACAAACATAATTTCAGGGCGTATGTACATAGGCAAAAAGTTAGCAAAATTCTCCAAAACAACCTATCAAACAGTTAAACTTAAAAACGGCACAAAGAAAAAGAAGAAAATCCGTAGCAAAATTGACAGTGATTGGCGGGACTATTATGGTTCATCGCCTGAATTGACAAAAGACGTTACGCAGTTAGGTACAGAAAACTTCAAAAGAGAGATACTTTTTTACTGTAAAAGTAAATCAGAATGCTCGTATATAGAGGCTCGTGAGCAGTTTGCACGTAGAGTTCTTGAATCAAAAGACTATTATAATGGTCATATTCAAGT